AAGGATTCCCTCATCATATCGTTATCTACAGCGTCTTGCTGTGTTTGTGCACGTGCAGCATAGTAGGAGTTTCTCTCTTCACGTGTTTCATTAGGAATCCTTGCCAAAAGCAAACCACCTCGTTTTACCACTCCTGCGTGTTGGCCTTCATCAACAGTCGTATATTTTTTTCTGTCCTCAACACTTAGTTCTTCAGCTCGAACGAGTTCAAAACCCTCGCTCAATCTTGCAGATACGTTGTCTCGGTCTTCTACGCCTATTGTTTCGGCTCTAATCCACCTGTTGGTATAACCTTCAGGTGCTGCGGGAGCATCCAACTTAGATGGTGGGCTCCATGGTTTGCGAGCTTCTTTACTAGCTCGAGTGTCGGCAGAACGTGATGTTCTGTTTTGTTTGTCAGTATTATCTGTCATATAAGTTACCTTTTAACATATTTTGCGTACTCTGTTAAGGGTACGTTTAATCTTTTTGCCATTTGAACTTCTGCAGGAGACAACTTAACTTGTCTTTTTGAGCCACCTTTGCCAGCAACTCTACCCGCTGAAGCCACCTTTTGTTGAGGCTTCGACTTAGTAGAAGTCTCTTCAAACTCTTGCGGAAACTTTTCTCGCATCCTTTTATCTACTTCATTATAATAATCATCCGTTTTTGGGTCGAAACCTTCAGCTAACAATGATTTATCTATTGAAAAAGCAGCTAATGTCATAATCTCGTCTTCACCAAACCACTGATTTTTTTCAACCCATGCTTCTTGTTTTGGGTCTAATTTAGGTGGTTGTGCTGGTGGTTGTACAGCTTGTGGTTGAATTTGAGGTTGTGCAACATTTTGTTGTGGAAACTCTTGTTCTAAAGCTGCTTTAGATACATTAACTTTATTTTCTTCAACAGCTATTTTTGCTAAAACATCCTGTGCTTTAGCAACTTTTTCATAATCTTGGATTTCGTGTGCTGATTTTAAAGCAGACATAGCCTGTTGTTTTTGTGACTTAAGCCTATTTTCTGCCTCCATTAGATATGACCTATCTAAATTAGAACTTTTTGCTTTTAATTGTAAGTTCTCTTCTGCAGTTCTTTTTGCATATTCGTAAGCCGACTCTTGTCCCCTTTCTGCTTCTCTAAGCTTTCTAGTTAGTGTGTTTATTCTTTTTTGTACACTTTTAGAATAATCTTCTAACTCCTCTTCCTGTTTTGCTTCAGGAGTATTAGACACATCTTCTATTTGTTCATCTGCTTCTGCATCTACAGGTTCTCTAGGTATTTCGGTTTTACCCTTTGCCTCTTCTACTGGCTCAATCTCAACAACCTCGCCATCTTCTATTTCTGTTTCTTCTACTACTTTTGCATTTTCTTCTGCCATTATATCTCCTTATACTGCAAGAATATCATCTGGGTCTAATATGGTGGCTATCACTTCATCATCATTGATGATTCTACACTCAGACTCGTCACCAAGCCTAAATCTAGCGCCAGCATATCTACCTATTAATATCCATTGTTTTTCCTGACACCATGGTTCAGCAAACTTACTTGCATCTTTATAGCAATCAGGTCCCATTTTTACAACATACCCAACAACAGTAGCTAAAGATTCTCTATCTACAGTTTGTTGAACTAAGTGTATACCGCCTTCAGTAACCGCTTTGCCTTTATAAGGTAAAATAAGTATTCTCCAACCAGTTGGTTGTGGCATACGGTCTAAAAATGATTTTTCTAATAATGTAGGGTCTAAAACTCTAGCAGATTCTTTTACATATGCTGGATTTTCAGTAGACTTTGGTCCGCCATCATCAGTTGGTGTTTCTATTGTTTTGTTTTTGGATTTTCGCTCTGCCTCTATAGACTTTGCAACATGGTCAGGTACTTGTATCTGTGACATCTTCTTCTATTTTTCCTAGCAGTTCTCTAAATATATTTTCTGCATCGGCTAGAGAACTGTAACGCCCTCGCAGAAACTCATACTGTGCAAAGTCATTACAACCTGCAAGCATTGCATCTTTAACATCTTCTCTTCTGGCTTCTATTTCTTTTAAAAATTTTTTAGCAAGCCAAACAGAATCCATTAATAAATGCCAGAAAACTTACCACCAAACTCAGCTATACCCATACCTCTGGATTTACCTTTACCCATACCAGGCTTTGGTGTTGTATTAGTATCAAATGTGCCTTCATTAGTTTTAAGTGGCGCATTGCCCTTATTACTATAGCCATTTTTATTTTTTAATACTTTTGGTGTTTTCTGTTGATTTATTTCTGTTCTTTTAATCATGTGCTTTATTATTATGTTAAGTTTCTAAATTTGCAAGTTATTTTTGGTTTTCCATTTCCATTAATTTAAAACGTGCCTGTTGTTCTAATCTGGCTCTTGCGGTATTGTCTCTCAATTCAGCTATATCCTCCATTGTATCAATACGTTCTTTATCCACGTTAATTCTACGTTGCGCTTCTGCTGCTTTTCTTTGTTCTTCTTGTAAGAATTGCTGTTGTTCCATAGATAATTCTTGGCCTTTCAATGCAAGCTCTTGTTTTCTAATAGATACTAATGGGTCTTCATCCTCTGGACTTTCTACATTAGCACTAAACTCTTGAATTAGTTGGGCCATAATCGGTGCAGAAAATTGTGCAAGTATATCACCTGCTTGTTGTATTAACTGTTCAGCTTCAGCAGGTGAGGCTTGTTGCGCTTGTTGTTGAATTTGTTGAAATTGTTGTAACACATCTTGTGGCATTTGTTGTTCACCTAATCCATCAGCTTTCATTTGAAGATGTTGCATAATATGGGAATGTATTAAAGCTTGCACTTGTGCGTTCATTTGCACAGGTGGAGTTTTTAACAAAGCTAAATGAGTAGCAATATGTGCATCATGGTTTTGTTGACCAAAAGCTTGTGCTTGTTGTCCTAATAATAGCTTATTGTTTTCAAAACCAGCCTCTAAGGGTTTGGGGTCTGTAGGAGGTGGTGGTGTTAGTATTTGTTCAATGTTATCTACACCTATTGCAGAATACATACGTTTGTACGATTCATAAATACCATTTGGTCCATGTATTTCTGGATTTGATTGCACTAACTGCATCATCTCTTGTGCCATAGCTATACGTTGTGACTGACTAAATATGTCGGGATTAGATACAGGAAATATATCAATTTTGTCGTCAAAATCAGTAAGTTTTATAGTGCTTTCACCATTTGCTATGGCGTAAGGGTATTCTGGCGGTAAATATTCTTGAAACACTTGAGCTAATAATCTAAATTCTTTTTTCTGTGAGTTATGCAACCTTTTATGTATAGCTGATAAAACTTTTGTAGAACGTTCAAGTAAAGCTAACGTTGTGCCTACTGGTGCGTTAGGATTGCCTTTACCAGTATTTATCTCTGCTATTGATGCAAACTTTTTACCACCATCTACTAAAATACCAAGTAAATTTAACAAAGTACCGCTTGGTTCTTTAAATGGTAATGGTTGTATAGATTCTCTTAACGAACCTCCAGGTGCGTCAACATCTCTAAACTCTCCTGGTTGTATTGGTGTATCTTCATCTCTAATTCTAATACCACGTGTTTTAAAACCTGCGGGTAGATTTGCTAAAGTTCCTGCATCAATAAGCTGTCTTAATATGGATGTAGAGGCTTTTGATAAACCACCAATCATGTGTGTCAAACCAAAACCATAAAAGCCTAAACCAGGCAAGAATTTAAAATGCACAAAATACTCTATTTTATTTTTCAGCTCATCATCTTCTCGAAAGTTTCTTCTAATAGACAATATATCATTTGAATTTGCATCTATAGTTACAATGTAGGGTAGCTTTACACCTGTCATTTCCCCGTTTTCGTTCACGTCTTCAAAACCATTGAGCTCTAAATTACAATGAACCTCATATAAAATAGATACTTCACCTGTATCGTGTGCTGCTTCAATACCAGATAATTTATCTATTTCTTCTTTAACATCAGACGTAGCAGATACGTCATCTCCGTAATCCACATCAATTTTTCTATAAAAACCTAATGCCTGTAGCTTCTTAACTTCGTTTTCTGGCATTTTTACTACGTTAGTTATTCTAGGACAACTTTCTAAGTCAGTGGTGTAATAAGGTACTATTAAATCTTCTGGTGCTACAAATTTAGATACTGCTCTACCTAATGCCTCATCATAATATACTTTTTTAAATGCTGAACCAGCTAAAGGTAGGTAAAACAACATTTGGTCTAGTTCTTCATCAAACTCCTCCATAACATGAGTTATTTGATAGTTCATAAATTCTTTTACTCTTTGTGCTTGTTCTTCAACTGCTGAACTATATGCTCCTATAATTTGTGTTTTTACAGGACCACCAGATGGCAATAATTCTTTGTACGCTTGTGCTTGGAAGGTTGTAACTGCTTCACCCAATAATGGATGTATTACTCCTGAAGCCCCTTCAAAAGGTTCGGACCTTTCATCATCAAACTTCATACCTAAATATTTTAGTCCGTCTGTATAAGTTCTTTCCCAATCCTCTCGTGAAGATTTATCTTTTTCAATACCATCGACTAATTCGTTTGCAATTTGCATCAACTCTGAATCATCCATTGCTTCTGCTAAATTTTCATCAAAACCTGTATCTCTAGGCTCTGACATACTTGACTCTAAAATAGCACTGCCATCATCCTGCATCACAAAGTCTTCTGTTCCTGCTTCTTCAATAGCATTAAGTGCTACTTGCATACCTTCGTTACCTAGTGGTATTTGGTTTTCTTCATTTAGAACAGTTGGATTTATGTCTTTTTCTATTGCCATTAGTAATATACCCTTCTTACTGGTGCTTTATCTCTGTCTTGGTAATCATCATCTAAGGATACCAAACCTCCTTCTCTAAACCTCATTAAGGCTTGTGTCATAGTATCACATAAATCATCATTTTTACCAAAAGGGAAAGCTGCACATTCTTCTATCATTTCCTCTGCAAACTTTCTTTGTGGAGCATAAACTAAACCTGATTCAAAAATAGGTGCTACAGAGTGCATCCTTGTTGATTTATCATGTCCTCTAGTTGGTGAATAATTTACTACAGGTATTCCTAACCTTCGTAATTCGTGTGTAAGTGGTGTGCCAGATGCTTTTGCTTCTATCAGCGTCATATCTGGCTCCCAGTATTTGTACTCATTGAAAGCTATACGTTTTAGTTCTGGAAAGTCCCACCTGCCTTTTTGTGCATCTAGTAATACAATACATTCAGGCGAGTCAGGTGTAGGACGAAAAACACCCCATGTAGATATTGCTGAATAGTCTGCATTTTCTTTTTTAGAAAAAGCTGTATCGTAGCTTTGAATGATGTAGCTAACTGGTGGTAAAGAATCATCCTCCCACATATTCCACCATTCTCTTTTAATAATAGAGCCTTCTTCAGATGTAGGATTTTGCATCCACTGAGCGTTCCATTTTTGAACAGGCAAAGACGCTTTTACTTTTTCTAACTCATCCAGTTGCCAGAACTCAGGCCATAAGGCGTTGTTTGTATCAGGAAATATTGCAGGAAACTCTACAATCTCCCATTGGTCAGCTGCCTCTTCTTTTTGTGCGTCTAACAGCTTTGCAGTTAAATCTATAGTGCTCCACCTTGTCATAACTAAAATTATTGCACCACCAGGTTGTAAACGTTGTCTAGGTCCAGATGTATACCATTCCCAACAAGACTCCAAAGCACTTGGACTAAGTGCATCTTGTTCAGAATGTGGGTCATCAATGATAAGCAAATCAGCACCACGACCTGTAATAGCACCGCCAACACCAGCTGCGAAATATTCGCCACCTTTGTTAGTTTCCCATCTACCTGCTGACTTAGAATCTGCCTGTAGCTCTACTTTGTCAAAGACACGCTTGTATTCATCAGTATCCATCATGTTTCTAACTTTACGGCCAAACCTTACAGCTAGTTCGCCTGTGTGAGTAGTCTGCATAATTTTACGATTTGGCTGTTTACCCATAATCCAAGCAGGAAAATATGTTGAGCAAAACTCAGATTTAGTGTGTCTTGGTGGCATATTTACAATCAATCGATTGATTTTTCCGTTTGCAACGTCTTCTAGTTTTTGTGCGAATATTTTGTGATGCCTACCACAAATAAACTCTGGCCACATATATTTAACATACTCTAAAAAACTGTCTTGGCACTTAGATTGGTTTTTAAGCAATTCAAGACGTTCTTTTAATACAAGAGTTTCTTTTATTTCTTGGTCAGATAAATGTGCTAGATTCAAAATTCTCTACCAAAACTTAAATTAAATTCAGGAGAGCCAACACTAGATAACCCTAAACTAGCATCTAAAAATCCTCCTGTAGATGGATTTTGATACATATAATCTAAATTAAGCTTTGCTCTTTTTAAATTATCTACTACAGCCCGCACGTCTAAATTACCAAATCTACCCACGTTTATATCCTGTACATTGTAAGAAATATCACCTCTTATATCTTGACTAGGATATTTTCTTGCTTGCAGATTTATTGGTCCTGCATCAAATTCATACTTGGCACGTGTGTTGATGTCACCTAATTCATCTATAGCGCTTTGTATGTCAATGTCACCAAAACGACCAGCGTCTGAATATCTAAAATCTATATCACCTTCAAAATCACCATCATCAGGTTTATACCCACTAAAATCTATATTTAATCTATCTCCATCATATATATCTTTACCTAAATATGTTCCAGACTTTGTTTTTCTAACATCGATAGGTAAATTTAATTGCTGCAAAGCTGAATCAATAGTTGCAGTCTTAAACATTTCAGCTCTATTTTTTAGTGTTTGTTTTGGGTCATCTGTTTGTAATATATCTTTAATTTCTGATTTAAAAGGAAAAGTGATTGATTTATCAACTTTTTCTTCTATTCGGTCTTTGAAAGATTTTTTAAAATCTTTTGCTGCGTCATAATCTTTGTATAAATCATCAAAGAAACCACCCTCAAATAA